ACCACGTAACGGCATGATGTATCGACTTCACCAGGGCGAACGTGTCCTAACGAAGAAGGAAAACCGCCAGTTCGCGAAAGGTAGCGGCCAAAACGTAATCATTAACATGGGCGGAATGACTGTTCGCGAAGAAGCCGATTTAGATAAAATCGCAAGTAAGCTAGCACGTAGAATCTATTTAGCAGGGGAGGCAGGCGCATAATGGCGATCGAATTTTGGTTAACAAATGAACGAAATACGGAGCGTGTACGTCTGCCAGTTAATCCTGCGACGATTACAGTTTCGTCTCCGTTCGAATACAACGATGTAACTATCGCGAACTTCGGCGAAGCAACTATTTTCGGCGACCGCGGCTTAAAGGAGTTTTCGTTTGAAACATTTTTTCCTGCGAGATACAATCCGGTTTACTGTTCGTACAAAGGGTTTAAAGCGCCATATACTTACGTAGCTATCATCGAAAAGTGGCGCGACTCAAAACTACCGATTCGCCTTATCGTAACCGGAACGAAGATCAACTATCTCGTAACTATTCGCGATTTTTCGTACGAAGTTGAGCGAGCAGGAAATCCTGGCGACATCTACTTTTCGATTTCTTTTAAGCAATTCCGTTGGATTTCTGTTCGTTATGAAGCTACGAAAACTACACGACCACCGAGTAATAAGAATACACAACGTATATATACGACAGTTCAGAACGATATTCTCTTACACATCGCAAGACGTTTTTACGGGAACGACGATAAGTGGATCGACATATACAACGCGAATAAAACGAAGGTCAAGAAGCACGCTTATTTAGTGATAAGGCCCGGTGTAAAGTTGGTGATTCCGTAATGGCGTCAACTAAGTATAACGCACAAAGTGGTTATGATACTGACCGAATCAACTTATCCATTTTCTATTATGAAGGCAATCAAATGACGGTTGTAAACGACATGAATATGGGCGTATCTATTTCAGGTGATTTATCGCAGGCTAGTCGAAAATGTGAAATATCGCTTATCAATACTGTCGATGGACAGAAGCGAAAAGTTTACTTTAAATTAGGGCGCCGTATTCGAGTCGTAGCAGGAAAAGATGAGCTCTTCCAGGGAAATATCTTCGGATATGACATCGACGATAAAGGTCAAGAAACAATCGTAGCCTACGACGCGAATCATTACTTAACGAAAGTTTCCGATAGTTTTAGATTCGATAATAAGAAGGCTAGTGACATCGTTAAATATCTCTGTAAACGATTCGGTATTAAAATGGGAAAGATTTCGGATACTGGCTACGTTATCCCTAAGTTGATTCTACGTGATAAAACGTTATGGAACGTGATTATTATTGCGTTAACTGAGACTTGGCAGAAAAATAAACGTCAGTTCTCGCTTCAGTCAAAAGGCGGCGTACTTAACTTAGTCGAGCGGAAAGAGCAGTTAACCCGTATGTACATCGAAGACGGTAAGAACTTGCTCGGCGCTACTTATAGTACGAATATGGACGACGTGAAAACGCAAGTCAGTTTAACGGGCGGCGACGAAGATAAGCCGATTCACGCATTCGCCGTTGATACTAACGCTAAAAACGTATACGGAACGATGCAACATTACGAACATGTTAGCGAAGTAACTGATACGAAAAAACTACAAGCACTCGCTAAAAGTATGTTGCCGCAGATCAATAAGCCAGAACAGGAATTCGATGTGGAATCGCTCGGAATTATGAACGTCATAAGCGGATCTTCTATCCTAGTTAACGAGTCTATGACTCAGATAACTGGGGCTTTTTATGTTGTCTCGGATACGCATAACTTTCAGCCAGACGGATTTCATACGATGTCTCTTAAACTATCACGTACATTTGATATTCCGGAAGAAGACTATGATCCACCGGAAGAGAAGAAGGCGACAGCTGCTAGCGGCAGTAGTTCTGGCGGAACAACAACTACGACTACTATAACGCTTAAAGGTGGTAAAGCGAAAGTTCCTCAAATTGTCCGTAAGTGGGAACCGACAGTTCGTAAATACGCTAAACAATACGGTATTGAAGGTTATACCGAATTATTACTTGCGTTTATGATGCAAGAAAGTGGCGGACGTTATCCGGACTTAATGCAGTCGAGCGAATCAGCCGGGTTAGGACGTAATGTATTGCGCTATGAAGCGTCAATCAAGCAAGGCGTTAAATACTTCGCAAATACACTAAAGAAATCTAAAGGCGAAGCGAAACTCGCGCTCCAAGCGTACAACTTCGGCGAAGGATTCATCCCGTATGCATTAGCACGCGGCGGTTATTCAATGGCAAACGCGAAAGCATTTTCGGCTTACCAGGCGAAGAAACACGGCTGGCGTCGTTACGGTGACGTTAACTACGTTCCGCACGTACTTCGTTATTATACAGGCTCCTTAACACCGGTAAAAACTACGACTACAACAACGACAACTACGAAGGTTACAAACAGTACCGGATTTATTCGACCGTGCGAAGGCGTCGTAACGAGCGAAATGAAACAACGTTGGGGCAGAGCGCATGAGGGACTGGATATTGCCAAAGCCGGTACCGTTCCAATTAAAGCGGCAGCAAGCGGAACAGTTTCGAAATCTTATGTATCGGCAAGTTATGGCGAAGTTATCTTTATCGTTCATAACATTAACGGTCAGACGTTCGAAACGGTTTACGGACATATGCGCAAAGGTTCACGCCGATTCAAAGAAGGCGACAAAGTAAATCAAGGTACGCAAATCGGCTTAATGGGTAGTACTGGACGATCAACCGGTCAGCATTTACACTTCGAAGTTCATAAAGGACGCTGGAAGAATCCGGTCAATCCGCGTAACTATATCAAATTCTAAGGAGGCGACAGTATGACAAAACCGCAAGGAAACGGCTACTCGCAACTCGTTCAATTAATACGAAAACATGGACATAACAACGACGTTACTTTCGAACTTGGCACGATAACATCTGCGCCTCCCGAAGTATCGTTACGTCTGGACAGCGTAGGATTCGACCTCGATAAAAGCGATTTAATTTTCGCTAGTAGAGTGGCTGAATCGCTACAGCAAAACGACCGCGTTATCGTAGCTTGTGATGATGAACAGAAAGTCTATTACGTAATTGACAAGGCGGTGATTTATTAATGCCTTTAGTACCGGATTTTAGCGAAGAGGAATTGGCGGAACTACTAGCTGAAACAGACGCGGACGCCGTCCAACCTTCGAAAACATACAAAATCGACTTTGAAAACGGCCGTATTGGCGGATTCATTGACGAAACAGAAGCCTTAAAGCAAGCCGTTCAGAAGGCGTTAATTACAGCCCGAGAACGGTTTTCTATTTATACGGATCAGTACGGTTGCGAGATAGACGATTTAATCGGAACGAGTGTCACTAGAGCACTTATTGAAACGGAGATTCCTCGTTTAATAGAAGAGGCGCTTATTTACGACGACCGTATAGACAGTGTATCCGATTTAGAAACTTCGATGTTAGGCGATACGGTTACAATTTCGTTTACTCTCGTCAATGTTGACGGCGAAGAAATTACATTCGAAGCATTGGAGGTGTAAAGATGACGATTTTTGATGGCGAAACATACGAAACCATTCTCGATAGAATGCTAGCGCGAATACCTTCCGACATTGATAAACGTGAAGGTTCGGTCGTTTACGACATGCTCGCACCGGCAGCGATTGAGTTCGCCCAAACTTATATCGAAATGGATAACGTACTTGACCTCGGATTTGCGGAGAGCACCTACGGCGAATTCCTCGACCGCAAAGTACTCGAACAGGGTTTAGTACGTAAAGAAGCGATTAAGGCAGTCGGCGAGATTACGTTTGTAGGTCCGGAAGATTTAGAGATTCCGTTAGGCACACGCGTAACTACCGAAGATGATATTTCGTTCCTTACGACTGAATCAGTTACGGTAAATAACGGATCCGCAACCGCAGCAGCCGAAGCAGAAGTCGGAGGTGTTGACGGAAACGTAAGCGCAGGCACGGTCACAAACACGGACCTTTCCGAAGTTGAGGGTATTATCAGCGCTACCAACGCGAAAGACTTCAGCGGCGGAGTAGACGAAGAATCAGACGAAACCTTATACGCTCGTTATCTCGAATTCGTGCAGCGTCCTATTACGTCGGGCAACAAATATCAATACGAGTTGTGGGCGAAAGAAATTCAAGGTATCGCAGTGGCGACGTGCTATCCGTTGTGGAACGGGCCCGGCACCGTGAAATTAGTCGTAGTAAATAACGACAACCGGAGCCCAGCGCAGTCTGTTATCGATGAGGTAGCGGAACACATCGAAGAGGTAAGACCGGTAGGGGCTGACGTAACAGTAGTCGGAGTTACCGAAATCACAATCGACGTGGCTGCAACGATTACGCCGAACGATTCCAGCGACACTTCAACGATTAGAGATTCCGTTATGGAGCATGTCGAGACGTATCTTAAAACGTTTACGACAGGCAACCAAATCGTTCGCTATTCGCAGATTGGTAACGCCATTCTCGACTCAGACAACGTTATCGACTTCACGGGCTTAACGGTAAACGGCGGAACAGCTAACATCGCTATTGAATCCGACCAAGTACCAGTTATTGGTTCCGTAAATATAACGATTAACTAAAGGAGGAAAACGCATGACAGCAATGAGTAATTATTTAGAGAACGTACTAATTAACACGACTTTACGTGGTCAAACATATACGGCGCCTACATTCGTTTACTTAGCGCTATTTACAAGTGATCCCACGGATGCTGCAACGGGTACAGAAGTATCGGGCGGAGGATATCTTCGTCAGACTATCTCGTTCGGAACTCCATCAAACGGTGCATCTTCTAGTGGTTCAGACGTAATTTTCCCTATCGCGACTGCAAGTTGGGGAACCGTTACACATATTGCGATTTATGACGCACAGACTGCCGGAAACATGCTTTTTTATGGACAATTAACCGCATCTAAAACCATCGCATCTGGCGACCAATTAAGGGTGGCGGCCGGAGACATTACCGTCACACT